CTTACATTATAATACAAACATTGTCCACAATAACTTGATTCACCATAATCATTTACATCGTAAAACTTATCATAGTATTTGATTGAGCTAGATATATAAAGAGAACTGAAAGGAAAATATGGTTTGGGAGATCCAATCAACACTTTATTATTATATGTTGATACTGAATAACCCATCATATTATCTTTGAAGGTTATTTCATCACCATAAATCTTTTTAATGAACAAATATTGATTTGATCCCGTTGGACACAAGCCATTTTCATAAATATAAGTTGCACCTCTTTGTCTTAAAACATTAGATCCTGAATATTCGTAGTATAAAAGATCATTTGGTGATCCGATTGCTAATACGTTCTTATGTAAAGATACAGAATATCCAAATCTGTTATTTTTCTGTGCAGCTGATAAACTTCCTGAAGGATATAAATCAAATTCAAATCCTTCCAACTTTAAGTATTCAGATCCTGTTATGTTTTGAAACCTTTGTGAAATTCTCCATCCACCTGATCCAGATGTGAATAAAAACACTTTACTAGCTGACACTTGATTACATCCGACCACCAATTTATCTTCAGCATATTTGTCTATACAAACACTAAATCCAAATGAAGATTGATATGGATCAGATACAACACTACTGCTTAGTTTTTGTACCAAATTATAACTGTTGTTTACATTCTTAAAAACATAAACACATCCACGGCCGTTATTATAACCTGGAGCACCAACCGCTAAATAATTATTTGATATACTGACTGATTTACCAAACTGTATATTGCTTGACGATGTTAAATAAGCGATAGGCGTTGAACTTATTTCGTATGTACTTGTAGATTCTTTTGTATATTCTGTGGATTTTGACTGGATGCTTCCACTTTCATATACATAGTTGGGATCTATTTCGTATATGTTTACTTGGTTTTGAGTAAAAAAGTTTCTGTTGTCTATACTCTGTGTAAAAGAAACATCGCTTGCTGCTAGAAAATAATCACATACATCAAGTGCTTCGCCGTATTTGCTTTGATAAACAAACTTTGTGGAGTTTTCAATTGTTAAATAACTACAAGATGCATCTGTATTTGGCAAACTACCACTATTAGCAATTAAAGAACTTGTATTAACTGTACTGCTACTTTGTTCGGTGTAATATGGTGTTAGTAAATTTTCATTTTCATTAAACAAAGTTTTAATTACTTCATAATTTGATTGAAATTGATTTTTACGAACCAAAAATATTTGTCCTCTACGAGAAAATCCTTCCGCATATTGCCAATTTTTAGTTGGTGGATTTCCTATTGCTATTATGTTACCATTCGTAGCAACAGAGGTACCATATCTTTCGTTATATATGTTAATTAAACTCATACTATGTATTCAATAAATAATAACCCAAACCATAAGTACCACGGTTTTCTACAGTATCTTTACTTCCTGTCGTAAATTCATAACTATTAATAAAATAAGTACCGCCTAGTATTAAGTTGTGATTTCCGTCGTCTTCTATATTTGAAACTATATCGCCAGATTGATTGTATATTACCACGGAATTTCTTTTTATACCATCGCCTGTCTGAGAAACAGACAATTTATATAAGGAAAAATCATTTGTCAAATCTAATTTGGTTCTTTGATTATCGTAATCATCAAAGCCAAAGATATTATAACTGTTATTATAATCGTTATAATACATTTTATCTACGGTGTTATAAACCTGACCTTTATATGTACCATTAACGTTTACAGGATTGACAACAGGATTCCATTTGGCACTTGATGATGGATAGAAAACAGAACTGGAATTTACATATTTACCCACTGAAAAATCTATCTGAGAAGCCTCTTCAAATTGAGTCATTGCTAAATATATATCATCAAAATAAACACCTTCACAACTTCCAGATTTATTATTGTCACAAGAAAAATAAGATAGTTGTATTGGAAATACACTATCATCTGTGCCGTCTGTACCAGATAAAAGATTATTTAAAACGTTATTAAACGTCTTTTCTTTAGAAACAGTAAATCTAGTAACTAATACGTCTTGAGTTTTAAAAAATTTGATCATTCTATTATAAATAGAATAAAAACAAACTATTATAGATTAGAAATCTATTCTCACCTTAATTAGTAACTCATTATCAAATGATTTCATCGTTGGTTGACTAATTTTACCAATTGCTAACAGTTCATTATTATCATTATACAAACCAACTGAAGTAATATAGGTTCGTGGATTATTAATTAAATCTTGATAGATAATAGTTCCTTTAGTCAAACCATCCGTACCATCCGAAACAAAAGTTGGATTGTTACTATAGTTAAACTCTTTGTTCTTCACACGAACGAAATAATTTGTAGATGGCACAAATTCAGACTTTCTCACGCCCATCGTTAAATTAGATCTTCTGATTGCGTTATAAAAATCTCTGGTCCATACTTTCCAATATCCACTTCGATTTGTAGAAGTTACACTATTGGAATAGTTAGCACGATTCAAAATCTGTTGTCCTGCGGTAATACCCACGTATTTATCTAGATTTATAGCATTAAACACTATAACTCCGTTTGATGGATAAACCAACCCTATTCCAGCATATACTGGAGATCCATTCTTTAAATAAGGAGTAGCAATACCATTTACAATTGATCCAGAAATCAAATTGTATGAGTTCTGTTGTTTATTCACTACTTGAGAATCATCAATAAAGGTAAATTTCTTAGGTGCGATTGATCCACTAAATGTAATTTGTATTTGGCCTGGGTCAATTTGATCCTTGAATTTATCAGCGGCATAGCTAATTACATAAATTGCTTCGCTATCAACAATGTTATCGACGCTTCCAGATGCAAAACTAAACAAAGTGTCGCCTGGTTGTAAAAGTGTGTTTTTGTATTGAGAGTAAATGACCTTAGTTTCATTGGTCAATACAGGAGTTGAGTAAGTCGTAACGTCAAAACGAGAACTTCCACTATTAGCATAGTCGCCATATGCAACATCAAAGTATAAGTCTCCGCCAGAATAAATGTCTAAATAATACTGACCGTTTCTTACATCGTATGGACTAGAGCCAGTAAGTTGATTAGCTTGACCAGTAACACCTGATTGTGTCACAAACGTAGATTGACTAACAAATAAACTACCAGTTCCAAATAAACCAGAAGATACTTGATTAATTCTACCTACTACGATGTCATCGTTATTAAATTTACTAAATATCATAATTATGTTGTTGTTGGAACTTTAACTGTCACTGTAATTGATGTATTACCACCACTTTCATTTCCAATAATTGTAATATTAGTGGTTGTGGTTTTAGACAATCCTGCGTTTGGTACAAATCTAAATTTATTACCAACAACTACTTGTGATGTTTGTGAAGTTAGATCTCCTGAGAAAGTAGGAATTGTGGCACTTGTTGAATTTAAACTATTTGTTTCGGTCACAATCAAAGTTCCAACGTTCTTATTGGCCAAAATGGCTGTATATCCAAGTGTAACGTTATAAGTTGGATTTGTACTTGGACTGATTAAAATTTCACCGGTATAGTCTCTATCTACGGTAATTACACTTTGTGCTACACTGATAGTAGGTACAGATGTTACACCATCGTTTAGAGTTACCAACTTATACTTCATTGACTGGGATTCATCGGTAATAGGTTCTTGAACCGGAGTGTTACGAATCGCAATGTCGTAATATGCACTGCCTAGTGGATGATTTGGATTGAATTGAGTGTAGTCAATTTCATCATCTGCCAAAGCAAAGGCTGTGATATTCAAACCGCCTGTTTTTGCGAGTATTTCTCTTCCCTTTTTAGTCAATACAGCATTCACTGTAAGAATGTTGTTATTTAAATATGCCATATATAATAATTATTGATAAGTTTTAAATTTTACTCAAAAATATGAATTATAAATTCATTATGTATCTTTCCAAACTTGCGCTGGTCTGTAAAGAAGCTGTTAGCGGTAGTTGTGTAAACAATGAATCTGGACTTCCTATAGAACCAGTTGTATCACCATAAGCAGGTGCATTGTTGGTTTCTATGTTCAAACTTAAAAATCCAGGTACTGTGATAACTGGCTCACTTCCGTTTGTAATACCACTTCTGTCTACGGTACTATTTTTATCATTTTTACCCTTTGTGTAAGTATAATATGTGATATTACCGCCATTATTTAATTTTAATCCGTTTACCAGTTGTGTTTTGGAACTGCTTAACGCTTGATACTGTGTTCTACTACCGACAAATGAGAATTTACTCAAATGTCTATTGGAATATCCACTATTAAAAGCAGCGCCTTTATAGTAATTTTTTAAATATTTACTTCCAGTGACAGATCCAGAACCAATAACTTGAACTTCATTAAATGAAGAAGTAAATGTTACCACAAATCCAGTGTTATTAACAGATTGATAATAGTCTTTTTTACCTACATTAACTGTATCACGTACATTATATCCATTTGAATCAACATATACATACTTTCCATATTTTGCATAAATAAAATCACGACTATCTATTACGTCTTTTATTTCAAGACGGGAATAATTATAAGTATTTTGATCTTGGGTAATATCGTTAACACGTGAACTGGTTATTATAGTAAAGCTAGATGTATTGTTTGTGTTTAACAAGGAAGCTGTAAATGATGCTTTATTGTTAAAGTATAAATCAAATTGGTTGTTTGTTACAAATTCTACATCCCTGTAGTTAAATTTTTTACGTTCAAATAAACTTGGTTCCAATAGAACACCTGTTAATAAATTAGATCTTGCTGGTTTTAACTTACTTACGACATCAAATATTGAAAAGTCGATATAAAATTTGTATGTACTGTAAAATTCTTGAGGGTATATGTATTTCTCATTTATTTTACCAAACTCACGTTGTAATGTGTCCAACCCAACATAATTTTGTTTAGTTAAGTTTTCTGGCTCACCAATGATATCAGCTATACCATCCAACCCTATGAAATTCTCTATTTTTTGATTTAAATAATTATATGGACTTATGAAAAATCCAGAGAGTATTGAATCATCACCCAAACTATCTTGAATTCTGGTGGAATAATCATAAGGGGTAAGATTAGATAAAGCAGTCTCTGTTATTTTATTTATCTTGCTATTGATCTTATAGTTAGGACCAAAGTTGTTAGTATTAACAGTTTGTTTTATATTAATCTTATCAAACTGATATGGAAATTCGTCTATTAATACATTTGAACAAGTTGGGTAACTAAAATACTTTTCTTTTTGTCCAAAATTATATGCATTGAATTGAGTTTGATAATAAATGTTTTGATTATCTACTGTTTTACTAATAGAACTAGGTGAATATAAATTCACAGGAGTATCAAAACTCCACAAATAAAACAAATTGGAATAAACATTTTCTTTATCTGGAATTGATATTGAATCCAAGTTATATGAATGTTCATCAAAATATTGATTATCAAGTGGATCTCTTAAAACTTTTATTTTATCTAGATTTCCTATAAATGATACAGATGATGAATAATTGCCAATATAATAACTTCCCGAAGAAAAGTTTTTATTTACAGTATGACTTATAACTTTACGTTTTGTTGCTGAAAAGTTTTTGGTACTTCCATCATATTGATTTGTAGACAAACTATAAATATATGGAATCAATTCTTTGGTGGAGTTAACGTAGTATGATGAAGTTAGTGTTGTTTTCTGTGAAGCTAATGTTACAAAATCTCCGTCATCTTCTATTACAAAGTCACCATCATCTTCTATAATAAACGGTGTAACTTGATTTGTAATCTTGCTTGAACTTACATTTAATTTGTCAAAATCTCCTGGCACAGGCTCACGCTTTAACATCACTGTAAAAATTTCCCCGTTTAATAGAGGTAACTCATTTAATGTTAAACTTGAAGTTGTATTTCCCAATTCGTATGGGTGAATTTCAAATACCAACTGACCTGAATTAACTTGCTTTGATTTTTTAATGTATAAATCCCAATCAGATTTTTTATTTCTGTATTTGGACATCAATTTGATCTTATCTCCAAAGTCATAGTTTGTAGATTTGAATCTAAAAGAAAATTCAATTGTAGATATACCATTAAATCGGGAAGTATATTCAGTGCTACTAGTAAAAGTATTGATATTAGATCCCGAAGCATAATAACTACTGGTTGTGTAAACAAAGTCACTGCTTGTATGTTCAAAATTCAAGAAATTGTTTTCCTTGAAATCGGTCATATAGATTATGTCATCGTAAACAAAGTAATTATCACGGTTTGAAAAAGCATCTGCGCTTCCATATTCTCTGGTAGTTATTATTCCAGCTGGAATTCCAAACATAGTTCGGATCATTTCAAATGAATTTACAGTTCCTTTGGATTTATAAACAGAAGAAATGTTATTGGCAAATCTGTTTAATATAGATTTTGCGTAATCAAAATAAGAAGAAGAACTATACCCAGCAATATCTTGATTATTAAAATATAATTGATTCAAATCACTTTGAGTAAACTTATCAATATCAATATTCCAACTAAAACTATTGAGTAGTTCGTCTATATAATTTTTTGGGTAATAATTTGAATCGTTATTTGAAATTGGATATGACTTAGGAAACTTCTTTATAAACACCAAGATGTTATCAAAAAAATGTCCCACCATTGCTGTGAATTTAATATAATCAGCGGAATCGGAATCTTCCTTTACATATGCCGGAAGTTGATACACCAAGCTATTATAGTTGTCTGAATCATATACAATAGCTTCTTCAATTTTATCATCTATACTAGATGAGTTAAAAAACAAATAAGACTCATATTCATCAAATGTATCCAACAAAGCAATTTGTTGAGCAGTTTTTTGGCTAACTAGCTCTCCATATGAAGAAGAAATTATACCACTTGTATTTAAAGATGATGTAATCGTAGACTTTTTAACATAGTCAAGTTGATTATAATCTTTAATCTTATTCTTAGCTATTTTAGTGCGTAGTTCGGCAGAAGAATAATTGATGAAATTATTAAAATCTGTATAATCGATGTATAAATCATTATACTTTTCTTTCAATCTTATTTTGGATTTATCTAGTGTGAAAGAATCGTTGCCATCATATTTTTCTGTAGAAGGACTGACTTTAGATATTTGTACATCAAAGTTTATGTCATTTAAAAATACCTTTCTTGATATCTTTGAAGAAAACAAGTTAACTTTGAAATAAAGAGGAGCAATTGAAATATTTGATATCCAACAAGTGGTTTTTACATTATATTGTAAAGGTAAAGGCGCATCTAGTTTTACTTGTACATTGACTGTGCCATCAGTTGGATTTAAATAATTTGTATGAGTTAAAATCTTGATCAAATCGCCATTATCAAAATTTAAAGCATTTTTATAAAGACCGTAGTATTTGATTCGGTAATTTTCTAACAATTTAGTTACATTGGGCAATATCCAATCTGTATAAATTGTTTGTTCAAATAAACCAAGTATGTTTTGTAGATCAATATCATTTATAGAACTCTTTTGTAATATTCTATCTTGAGATACCTTTAATGTGATAATTCTAAATGACTCCAATACTTCAGCTTCTGTAAACTCTGTATTGTTGTAAGTGTAAATAAAATTGTTGATTTGTTCTTGAACACCTGTAAATTTGTTTGTTTGTAAAATTGTTGAATCTGTATCACTGTTCAACTTAATAATACTATTATATCCAACATATGTTGAATTAACAAACTCTTGTAGTTCTGCTTCACTTTTTAGACCCAACTTCAAACAGATATCTGTGTAGTTATATTTGTCTTTGTTAGATAGAAAATCTTTTTCAATTGGATTATTATTAATGATTGCAGTTAAGTCTTGATAAATTCTCAACAACAAATATTTTTTATCCGCAAATGTTGAAATTTTAATTGCGTCTAATCTAGATGTTTCATTCTTATTTACATCAAATGCGTAAGATAAACGTATCTCAGTTCTACTAGGAGATATTTCTTTTATAACCAATCTATTTGTTGGATTACCGGCTATATTTCTAACTGGGTTATACAACAAATAATATAAACCAGGACCAACTCCATTTGCATTTAAGTCGAATTGTGGATGTAATAGAATATCGTTTTTGTACGATACCACATTCGTAAATGGGTTTGCAAATCTATATGATCTTAATACATTATTAATGTCTCTGTAACTACCTTGCAATACAGAATATGTTACAGATGGAACTACTCTGTTGAAATTTATAAGTTGTTGGTTATTATTATACAGTGTAAATTCAAACAAATCATCATCGGATTCACCGTAAAATATATCCTCACTGATTAGTTGTTGTTCGTATAAAGCCTGTAAATCAGTGGAAAAATAAGATGCGCTTGTAAGACCCTTATTTAAATCGTTATCATTTATTGTTAAATAGTCGTAAGGCATATCAAGAAGTTAATGGTAAAAATGGGTAATCATCATCGAAATCCGAAGCAACTTTTCCTTGTCCCAATTGGATTCGTAAACCAATAATTTGGTTTTTCATAGCTGCAATAACTTGTTTATCGTCATTGTTTTCGTATTTTTCTACTAATTCATTTACCGTTTGATTTAAAATTCTGTTCTCGACCAGCACGTTATTATATTGTGTTATAACATCTGTTAAATTTCTCTTTTCTTCAACCGCAGTTGTTTGTAATTCAGTAAAATCCGATTGTGAAGTATCAACGATTTTGTTTTCATTATATAAAAAACTTTTTATTGGTACTTTTATATAGTTGTATTTACCTTCAAGCGACTGTGATATGTTATAAACCAATTGATCATTTCCAAAATCATCAAAATTGTTTTGGAAAGTACCAAAGTCTTTAAATGTTTGTACATCACTTAAAGATACATTATATACTAAAGGTATATTTGCCATACTAACGCGTTATTTTAAATATTTTTCCGGTATCAACGATGTCAACTGTCCCATCTTTGTACTCTACCTTAATAAATACTGTCAAATATCGTTCTTGAGGCAATCCATTTGTATTTAATTTAAAATAATTACCATACGTAGCATCGCAACTTAACTTGGTATAGTTATCGAAATTAATCAAAACTTCCTCAGACTCAGCATCTTTAACCATATAATATGAAGATGTTGGCAGATACTTAGGAGTAACCATAGCTGGTTGTTGATATGCTTTATTAAATGTTTTGAGAGGATATTTATCTCTAGCGAACACAAATATTTTAGCAACACTGCCAGCTTTATATGTACTATTTAACTGTTGCAATGTAACCAAGTTTTGTATGGAAGAAGATACTGGTTTTAAACTACCTGTATTAAATACAGTATCATCCCAACCCATATCAATATATGGGCTGTAAATTGTATTGGTATCCTTGCTGAAAAATTGTAACAACCCGTTGGTTGGTTGAAGAGGAGGTGTGCTTATTTCAAATGAAGTCAATAACATTAGTCCGTTATTTGGAACACACCCACACAACCAAGAACGAACGATAGTAGTGATGTCCATCGATATATCACTTTGTTGTCCGTAACTAAATGATTGACTGCAAATTAATCCGTTATTTACCAACGAAGGAAAAGCCACGGAATTACAAATCCACTTTGGTTTGTTTGTATATGATGCTGGTACTTTGTAATACCAAGTTCCGCCTTGATTTTGAAAACTAGCACTGGAATATGATGCGGTTAATAAATAATTTACTTGTTGATAACTATTTGTTATTTTACTGCCGTACCACAAATTGCTTCCTGAGTAAGCTCTATTGTTCCAAGTAGCTCCCAATTGAGAACCATCATCGGCATATCTACCATTTCCATTTTCCCAACTCTGACTTATAGGATAAGCATAAATGGAGTAGTTTAGTGGTAGATTTCTCATACCACAGGCTTTTAAATTCAACGTAAATTTTAATTTTGAACTACTGATTTCATTTTTAGAAATTGATTGACTTAATGTGGTTAAGTCAAACTTGATCATAGTTCTACTAAATTCTGGATAATTAAGATATGTGGCTGTTGATGGACGGGTAAAAGATCCACTATATTGTCCTTTAAAATATCCAGCGAAATTTACCACATCAACATAATAAGATACACTTGAGGTATTTGTGTTAATAATTGATTTAAAACTTGAACTGGAGAAACTACCACTGAAAGATCTGCTTACACAGTTTGATCCTGTAATACTTCCTACAAATCTGCCAGATGCGGATATAGCTGATCCAGAAATATAAAGAGATTTTCTAGGAGCAGTAGTAACATTTGATAATCTGCCTGTGAAATTAGCAATAAATGACGTATTTGGTATTACAGATGAAGTAAGACTATATGCATACCATTTACTACCAGAGTAGATAAATAGTGAAGATGTAGTATAAGCTAACCATCCATTATTGCCATATGAAGAGGCAGTAAGAGGAGGCGTGTGCCAATTTGGATCTGTATAAACCGTTGTTTTGCCTGAGTTAGAGGCGTATATCTCTAACACTTCGTCCAACCCAAAATTTTTGTTTTGGTATTTGTCAGAATTGTTAATATAAGTGTCTTGAGATGGATAAATAAAAATATGCATATTATACTACCAATCCTTTAATGTCATTGTCTGGATATTTTATTTCAAATACAGATGGGTCTTTTGATGGATAAAGAATATTGTTTTGTGTAGCAATACTTACATTATATGCTACGGGAGAATAATCACCATCATCAATTGTCAAATTCTTGATCTTCAATTCAATAACAGATTGAACGCCTTCGTTTTTCATTATTTCAAAGTTAAGTTGACTGAGATTTATTGGTTGATTAAAACTCATATTATCAATGCTCAAAAAGCTTTTAACGGATTGAATACAATTATTTAAAACATCTCGTTTATTGAAACCATTGAAAACAGTAATCTTAAACTCCAATCCCAAATTAATAATATATCCGTCTATAATGTTAATTTTATCTGTTAATATTTTGAAATTGTTCAGATAACTTATTAAGTTCTGTAATGTAGCGGGATTTAGTTTGGTTAAATTTTTATTAACATCGTATCCCAACAAATAAAGATTGTTGGTAAATGGATTACTTGCTTCTAAAAACTTTCTTCTATCCAATGGATTTAGTGGATTTAGATCCAATGTTTCATTTCCATTTTCATTCACTATACCTTTAATTAGTTGGTTATATTGAATGCGTCTATTTGAATTGCTTTCAACATATGCTTTAGAGATATTACCTAAATATGTTGGTAATGAATACACTCTAAGTAAAATATCTTCTGATGTAACCATTCTGTTTTGAGCAGAAAAATTCAATATTGCACTTTGACGTATTTCTTCGTCTGTTTCAGCATTGTTACCACCTGTAGATGACTGTGGATTATTTACTCTCAATGAGTTTTTTATGTTATTTAATAAAATAACTTCGCTGTCAGTCAAACTAGTGACATCATTTAAATAATCAGTGCTGGCAATCTTATTTATTTCGTCGGAATTTACATTTGAATCCAAACCACCACCTACAACATAAGTAACTGTTAATGTTGTGTTTGATGGAGATACACCATAAGAATTTGCTTTCAATACGTTTGTTCCATCCAAAGATATATTGAGATTTTTTAAATTGGATAGAGCTACACCAACATTGGTTGGATTTGGTATAATAACAGTATTTTCGTAATTTTCTGTATTTGCTCCAAATTGGATGTAAGTGAAGTTATTTTGATCTATTGTTGTTATAAATCTGCGTTCAGTTCTTAAATACTTTAAAATCTTAGGTGTTTCATTTCTATATGGTGACAGTGTTTGATTATTAAGCGGAACGTTATCAACCAAAATAGGAATGGTATCTTGCGCCAAGTATTGGGTTTCATAATAGTTAATACCATTTGAATCAACCACACTTATTATTTTGACAACATTTGTTTCATCCAACTTAATTTTTAAGAAAGATTGCGGGTCACCAATACTAAAAGTCTTTGATGTAATTCTGCCTGAATAACACTGCGCTGTTTTCTTTATCAAATAAAACAATGGAGCACCTGTATTGTCACGATTGTAAACACTTATTTCTCTTGGTGAGAATAGTGTGTCTTGACTAAAATCTACACTTTCTTCAACGATAAATGATACACCAGATACACTGGATAGTTGTGTATATGGTTTCAAAATCAAACAATATCTTTCGTCTGGTATATATTCGCCATTAACTCCTGATGTACGAGTTGCTGGTAATAATTGAAATAATTCTACGTATGTAGAAGATACTGAAGACACTTTTGGTTTATAACCCAAAAATTGTGCTTGATTTATAATGTTCTTACGTTCACCCGCAAATTGAATAAAACTTTCTTTGAATTGATAATCAGTGTAGTAAGATAGTACATCACCAACAAAGCTAGCTTGTTCAATAAAAATTTGTCCTGGCGAACTTTCACTGAAGTCCTTGTAACTTTGTGGGTAATACTGTTTGGTAAAATCGATCAGTTGTTGCTTTAACGAAGTAAAATCACGATTTAAATACAAAACGTCTTTTGTATTAGCTTTGAATGTTTTGTTAATTAGTTGTTGCATTATATATTATTGTTTGTGATAATTACTTCGGTTGTAGACTTCAGTTCTTTATAACTAAAGGCTACTTTTATAAATATTTTATTGTAATCATTATTTACAACATCATTTTCTACTAATTGAACTTTAACATCTTCCACTATTACCCCATTCATAAATCTATTTACGTCATTTTGAATAAGATTTACCAACATAGGCAACATTTCTTGTAATTCATTCTGTTCAAACAACACTTTATATAAAGAAGACCCAAACGCATTGTTAAACCTACGTTCGCCAGGTCGTGTTAATAAAAGATTCTTTATATTACTCGAAACTTGGGAAATAGTATCCACATTGGTTTCAAAATAACCATTTTGACCCAATCTGAAAGGTATTTTAAGTCCTAGTGCTTTTTTAGACATAATTAAATCTTAGATTTTTTCTTCTCTATAGCACTCATCAACTTAGAATAATCTCTGGTCATAGCTGAATATACAGATTTAACTGGTTCAGGAGCATTCTCTGGAGCTTTTGTTTCTGTAATTACTTGAGAGGAAGTTGATCCGTATCCACCTATCATACTAACCATACCACCTTCTTGTGGTACTCCTCCTGTAGTCTGATTTAATATGTCATTCAACATTGGATTGTTTGTATATTTAACATATTTCTTCGCAGGCTTAGTTTCAACTTCTGCTACTGATTCATTCATAGATTCAAGTTCATTCAAAATTTCAGCTTCTAGATCAGAATCTGCAGATTTTGTCTTTTTTTGAGGCTTTGATGAATTATTCGCAAATATTTCTGATAATTGACTTTTCAACTCAGTCTTTAATACGTTGCGAACTTCTTGTTGTACTGTTTTTTTAATAAACTCTTTAAGCACTTCTATTTTCATATTGTTTATATATATATAATTATTAACCCAGAGGAGATTTAGGTAAATTTAATAAATCTGTTGCGCCTTTTGGATACGACGGTCTTGGTATTTTAATTGTTTTAATACGTGGAGTACTAGGTGGTTTTGGTATATTTGGCTTAGGCATTCCTTTTTGAACACTAGCTAATTTAGCTGCAGCTGCACCAACGGCTCCTCCAGAAACTGCTCCAATTACAGCACCTTTTCCGCCTCCAACTATTCCTCCTATTCCAGCTCCCAATCCACCGCCGGCTAAAGCTCCTCCTGTTACACCTCCAACGGATAATCCAGCACCAAGTGCAGTTCCACTTAATCCACCTATTAATGCACCTTTGCCACCCCCAGCTAATGCACCTACACCGGCTCCAAGAGCACCACCTAACAATCCACCTTTTAATCCTTTAGCTAATTCAGAAGTAGATTCAACCACACCTGTTTTGGCATTTACAAATTTAGTATTTCCAGCTATAGATTCAGGACTATATTTATCAGGAGACCAATCCTTACCCAAGCCGTCTGGTTTAATGCCTTTAGGATTTAGTTTATCAAATACTTTACCGGCTACACCACCAGCAACCAATCCAGCACCAGCTCCAATCAATGCACCTTTTCCTCCGCCTGCTAATGCACCTATACCGGCTCCTAAAGCACCTCCTCCAATCGCACCTTTAACACCAGATGATAAATTACTAAGTACACCACCTGCAGATTCTTGAACACCACCAATTGCACCTTGTGCCTGACCAGCTGCACCTTCTAATGCACCTTGTGCCTGACCAGCTGCTCCCTGTACTTGACCAGCTGCACCTTCTAATGCACCTTGAGCTTGACCAGCTGCGCCTTGTACTTGGCTAGTCAATCCACCGGCCGCACTTTGTACTTGAGATGCAGCATTACTTGCTACGCCTTGCGCTTGTGATGCTGCTTGTTGTGCTGCATTTGCGTCTAACCCCTTTACTTCTTGGGACGGTAGTTTTAAATTAGGATTGTCTACTACAGGAGCTTTATTTGCTACACCATTAATTGATTGTGTAGGAGGTCCAGGTAACGCCGGATCAGGATCAGGTAAAAAACAAGCAGGAACATTCTCTTTTTTCCAAGTTCCAGACGAAATATTTTTATCTAAATCAGATTTGATCGATTTCAAAAAGTCATTGATTTTAGTTTCAGCTCCTTGTAAATTAGAATCGTAACTTGATTCGGGTAGTCTATTATAATTTGTCTGAAATTCAAAATATGAACTGAAAAATAAGGCGGCCAAAGATTTGGTCAATAAAGTAGGATCTCCGCCCAACGACGACACTTGAGCAATACAATCTAATTTATCTCTAACCGTTTTTTTAAAAATATCCGTTTCTTCTAAATTTATTATAATATTACCTTTCATCGTGGTTATACCCGCGATGGGCGTTTTTATTTGATATGCGTCGGTGATATATAAATTATTTATTGAAATTATTCTAGCAAGTTTTTTAGTAAGATCTTTTTTATAAGTGCCAGAACTAAGTTTAACATATCCGTTTTGTTCCAGAGATGTTAAATCCGTATAATTTTTATAAAATTCATCCCAAGTAAGGATTTGTTTTGGATTCGGAATGGCGTCATTATAGTTAATGGAATCTACATAAAAATCATAATTATACTTATATTTTTTATATGATGGTATGAATAAATCCACTTGGCAATGTTCTGCCAGAACTTGGTTGTAAATTGCCAAATATGTCTACTACTTGTAATGCCATATATTAATCCTCAAATTCAAATTCAACTTGTACTGGACCTTCACGGCGATTTCTACCTTTGAAATCACCCACAACTCCAGTTCCTGTAACCGTATTAATTTCTACTGGATCTTTACATTCACCACCACTTCCAGGTGGTTTGACTCCATTACTACCAGGCGCATATCCGCCACCTGTAACAAATACTCTTCTACTTAGTGTTTTGTGTAGATTATCTCTCAACAGTTTAAGCTTGATTTGTTGTACTGGTATTTGTGTTTGATCTGGATTAGCATCCTTTGTATTTTCAGGCGTTGCATCTCCTGATCTAGGATGCGTGTGTGGATGTGGGTGTACGTGGTGATGCCAGTGTACGTGGTCCAATAACCAATTACACAAATCGTAC